CGCCCTTGCCACGCGTCCCACACCGCCCGAAACTCCGACGGGGTGCATCGTTCAAAGTCGCTAACACTCATCCCGACACACCCCGTCGCCAATCCCATCAGTTGTTCGATGTCCCCGCTTCCCTCTGGGTCATCGTTTTTTTTTCCTCCGTGCCGCCGCTGCTGTCAATCATCCCCATCAGCTCCGCCGACTCCGCCGGCTCCAATCGGTCTGCAAATTCCAACACCGACAACCCGAACGCCACGCCGTCCACGTCGCACGCACTCGCCACGCAACACCACAACAGCGTCAACTGTTCCCCAAGGTCATCGCCCTTAATCTGGCTCACGTCGTGACCCGTCTCTCGCTTGAAGCGCAACAGCGCCCCCATCGTCACGCGGAAGGGGTACTCCTTGCCCCCAACCTTGATTTTCGTCTTCGTCATATACCTATATATATTATATGTATATCAACTCCTTACGCATCCGCGGTGGTGTTCAAGCCATTGCCGCCTTCCACCTTCTCCACAGCGCCCACGTTGTCTAACTTCACGCTGTACTTCGAGTCGTCGCCCGCCTGTGCGTCGAGGTCCAAGCTCGTGATGAGATACTTGCCCTTGTAGCCGCCGGCTTTCTTGCCCGTGCGTGTCGAGCCGTCGCGCGTCGAATACTGCGCTTCCACCGGTTCGCCCGCCAACATCGCCGCCTTCAGCTCGTCGTAGGTCGGCATCTGGTCGCTGCCGTTCTCCAACACCACGCCGTCTGCCGAGATGCTCTCCGAGAAGCTCTTCACATACTTCTCGTTCCATTTGCCCGACGCGGACTCCTTCGTCTTGCGCTCGCCGGTCTCCACCGTAGTGCTCACCTTGCAGCCCGAACTGTAGCCCAAGGCCACCCCGCCAATGCTTAAGATCAGGTTCTGACCTTCCAATACACTATATTCTGTCATTTTCGTTTCTCTATTTCAAGGTTATTTTAATTCGTTTCGAAAAGTATTTGTTGCCTGCCTTGCCCGCCCAGTACAGCGCCCCCAAGGTCAGCAACACACCCGCTATCGCCGCCACTAATTTCTTCAGGCGGCTCGGAGCGGGTGGGTGTTGTTCCGTCTGCGTCGCCTCTCTCGCCTCCGCGTTGCTTTGGTGGTTCCATTCCTCCACCGTCTCCTGCACTTCGGCTTCTCTGCCCGCGCTCTCTGCCCGCACCACCATGGTGCCGTCGCTGTCCCGCTGCACCTGCAGCTCCGTGCCGCCGCTTTTTGCGCTCCACGAGGCTCCCGCCGGCAGCGCGCTAAGGCTGTCCACGGCAATTCGCAGCTCCACCGTGTCCCCCGCAAGGTGCTCCTTGCGGATCACTTCGCGCTTGCGGTAGCTGCTGTCGCTCGCACTCTGGAGGCTCTGGCTGCTCTGTGTTGTCTTGACGCTCCTGCCACTCGCGCAGCCGCTCCAAAACAACACAACTGCCGGCATGAGGGCAACCATTAGCAGCCGCCATAGCCTTCCTGAGCCTCGCCACTTCGCGGCGTAGTGCCGCGACCACTTCTCTTGTCTCATTCAATTCGTTGGTTAAGGGTTTTACAATGTTCTCCATCAGGATGCGCGTCGCCTCCGCGGTGTTGTCTATCCGCACCCGTTCCGCCTCCGCCCGTGCCCGCTCCGCTTCGGCGCGTGCCTTTTCCGCCTCCGCTTTCGCTTTCGTCACGGTCGACCGCAAGGTCAACATCCCGATGAGTCCGGTCAGGCATCCGCCCCCCAACAACAAGTCTATCCATGTATTCCAGTCCATGCTTCTCTCTTGTTCTTGTCCTGCTCATCGCTTGTTGGCTCACTCTTGCGCTATCCCGATTTCCTTCAGCCATGCCGCCACGTCGAAGCTCGGACACGCCTTCTGAACCCCCGGCAGCTCCCGGTGTCCCACGATTTTCACCTTCGGGTGTGCAGCGTGGAACTTCTCGACATACGCCTTCAGCGATGCCTTCTGTGCCGCCGTTCTTGTGTCTTGTGCCCGCTTCCCGTCGCGGCTCAGTCCCCCGGCGTAGACGATGTGGCGGCTTACGGAGTTATACCCCGCCGCCCCGTTCGTCACCTCCCAGGGGTCTACCGTGGCATCTTCGTTGTTCTCCACAAGGCGCTCCACTTCCCCGTCAAGGTGAATCAGGTCCGTATAGCCCACCTGCTTCCAACCTCGCCCCGCCGGGGGTGCCGCCGTGTGCCAGCGTCGTATCTCTGCCGCCGTCACCTCCCGACCCTCCGCCGTGGCCGTACAGTGTATCACCAAGTAGCGCATCTCCTTTGCCGCCATATCATCTCCTCCTTACGCTGCGGCTTCCGCTGCCTTCTTGAACTTCGGTTCCGTGCGCGTGTCAAGCACGATGAACTCCTCGCCGAAGGCAATGTTCGTGTCGGCTTTCATCAGCAGCTTGAAGAAGTACAACTCCGACGCGTTCGAAATCTTGTCGATCTGGATGACGTTCTCGTCGTTCTGCAGGTTCACGGCGGCAAAGAAGTTGCCGTTCGTGCCGTCCGAACACAGCGTGGCGACTATCAAGCCGTCCGGCCATGAAGCCAACGTTTCAATCGTGATGCCCTTGAAGCGCTTCGAGTTCAACTCCGTCTCGTCCGAGTTCTTGTGCTCGCGCTCCGTCAGTTCCTTGTCATACTGGTCGAAGTCGTCCACGCTCATCAAGATTCTAAGTGCCGGGTTGTTGCGCATCGCCTTCGGCAGTGCTGCGCGCACCGCATACAGCTTGTCGATCATCGTCGTCGCTGCGGTCGTCACCACCACATAGTCGCCGCTCTTGGCTGCCTGCGTCAATACGCCGTTCATCAGCTGCTCGTCCGTGCCGTTCTCCACATACTCGCCGTTCACAAACTGGTCGCCGAGTTCAAACTGCACCTGCTTCGACAACTCCTCGAGCAGCGCGTTCTGTGCCTCCGGAGGCAACTCGCTGAAGACCAAGTTCCCCTTCGGCTGCCACTTGCGCCAGATGCTCTCGAAGGCGCGCGGATTGAACACCGTGAACGCCATGAAGTCATGCGGATCCAGCGCGCGCTCGCTATATTCAAAGTTACCCTTGCTGTCCGCCACCTGCGGGTCTTCCTTACGTTTCTGCAACATCTTGCCCGACTTCAGTCGCGGGATGCTCAGTTTCTTTTCTACGCCGGGTATCACCATGATGAGACCCTTCTCCACCAGCTCGTTTCTTGTGCTGGCTACGGTCAAGATGCTCTCCAGTACCTCGCCGTTGTAATTCGTGTTTTGTACTACGATTGCCATAAGCTCTCTTCTTTTGTGTTGTGTGTATTTGGTTTGTTTCGGGGGTCATCCCCTTTGTTTTTTACTGTCTCTTGGCGCGCAGCTCTGCCATGCGTTTCTGCCACGGGCCTGCATCCGCTGTCGGCTGCTGGTGCAAGTCCTGCATCACGCTGCGCTTCGGCTGCATCAGCTGCAACACCTGTGCCCCGCGCTCCGGGTTCTCTTGCAGCATCGCCTCAAAGACGCTGCGGTTCGTCGCGTCGATGCGTCCGTCCCTCTCCGCTTGGTCCAACAGTGCCTTGCGTGCCGCCTCTGCGCGACTCGCCTCTGCTGCCTCCAACTTCGCCACCTGTCCCTTCAGGCTCTCGTTCTCGCGCGCCAAGTCTGCCGCGCCTGCCGCCTCCTGTTCCAAGGTGTCCAATCGCTGCGACGCCTCTGCGTCACTCGCACAATCCTTGAAGCGCGCACGCTTCTTCAGTTCTTCTAAGTCCATTTTGTTTTGTCTGTTTGTGGCTGTCTCCAGCCGGTTAGTGATTGCAGCTGTCTCCAGCCGGTTATTATAGATTGCATAGATCTCCTGCGGTGTGCTCCCTGCCGGCACCTCCTCTGCGTCGTAGATGCCGTCGATGAAGCCCAAGGCGAGCGCCTCCTCTGCCGTCAGCCAGTGGTCTTCCGTGTCGAAGTATTGTGCCCTGACCGCTTCCGCCGTCATGCGCAGCTTCGTCGCGCATATCTCGCTCAGCGTCTTCTCCAGCCCCTCTATCTCTTCGATGCACTTCTGCATCTCCACCTTGTTGCCATAGCAGCCGCCGCTCACGCTGTGCAGCATCAGCCGCGCATATCGGCTCATCTCCACCGGCTTCCCGCACAGGGCGATCACCCCTGCCATGCTCGCCGCAACGCCGTCCACATACAGCTTCACATCTCCCTTCGTGTTGCGTATCGCGTTGAAGATGCCGATACCGCTATACACATCCCCGCCGTTACTATTGATGCGCACCTCTATGCGCCGGCTCTGGCTCTCCGCCTCCATCAGCTCCGCAGCCACCCGTCCGCACTGCACCTCCGCCCCGATGTCGCCATACAGGAAGATACAGCTCGTTCCGTCTGCTCGCCGCACGATGTTAAAATACTCTTTCATTTTTGCCCGATTCGTTTTTACCCCTGCGGCTCGCTCTGCCGCTTGGTCACCGCAAAGATGACCCCTTTTCCCGCCCCGCACAAACGCCGATTTTATCATGACGTTTTGTGGCGTTATCATGACGTTTTAACGCGTCATCATAAATCCGAACGTTAGGAGCTACCCCCTTTTTTGCCCACCTTTGCAGGGTAATTATTTATTGATACTATGGCTGATAATATGACCAATGCCCAGAAGCGTGAATGGGCTCAAACGCTTTTCCTTCGCGAAAACCTCACGCAGCAGGAGATTGCCGACCGAGTCGGCGTTTCTCGCGTCACCGTCTCCAACTGGTCCCGCGCCGGCAAGTGGGAGCAGCAGAAGGTCGGCATCACGCTCACCCGCCAGGAGCAGGTCGGCAATCTCTATCGTCAGGTTGCCGAAATCAACCGTGCCATCGCCGACCGTCCCGAAGGCGAACGCTTCGCCTCGTCCAAGGAGGCGGACATCCTCGGCAAGCTCGCATCCGCCATCGCCAAGATGGAGCAGGAGGTAGGCATCGCCGACATCATCTCCGTCCTCACCGACATGATCAACTGGCTCCGTCCCCTCGATGTGGACAAAGCCAAAGAGTTCGCCGCTCTCGCCGACGCTTTCATCAAAGACAAGTTGTAACCCATGAAACAGACCGACAAAAACGCCCTGCAGGCGTGGCAAAAACTCCTCGACGACATCCGCCGCGCTACCCCCGTCGATAGCGCCATGTCGCACGCCGACCGCGAGCGCCACCGCCACTACCTCGAAGAGCATCCCGTCGAGTGGATTCTCTTCTTTTTCCCCTCTTATGCCAAGTATGAGTTCGCCCCATTCCAGCGGCGAGCCATCTCCCGCATCCTCGCCCACGACGAGTGGTTCGAGGTCTTGTCGTGGTCGCGTGAGCTGGCCAAGTCCACCATCACCATGTTCATCGTCCTCTTCCTCGTCCTCACCGGCAGGAAGCGCAACGTCATCCTCACATCCAATTCCAAGGACAATGCCGTCCGACTCCTCGCACCCTACCGCGCCCTCTTGGCTGCCAATGGGCGCATCATCGCCTACTACGGCAAGCAGGAGACCCTCGGCGCGTGGACCGAAGACGAGTTCCTCACCAAGGGCGGCGCTTCATTCCGTGCCCTCGGTGCCGGGCAGTCCCCTCGTGGTTCGCGCAACGAGGCGGTACGTCCCGACATCCTCCTCGTCGATGACTTCGACACCGACGAGGATACCAAGAACCCCGACATCATCCAAAAGCGATGGGAGTGGTGGGAGAATGCACTCTACCCCACGCGCTCCATCTCCGAACCCACGCTCGTCATCTTCTGCGGCAACATCATCGCCAAAGACTGCTGCGTCGTGCGCGCCGGTGCCATGGCGGACCATTGGGACGTAATCAACATCCGCGACAAGCAGGGGCGCTCCACGTGGCCGCAGAAGAACACCGAGGAGCACATCGACCGCGTCCTCTCCAAGATCTCTACCAAGGCGGCGCAGGGCGAATACTTCAACAACCCCATCTCCGAGGGCGAAATCTTCCGCACCATCACCTACGGGCGCGTCCCTCCGCTCTCCAAGTTCCGATTCCTCGTCCTCTACGGCGACCCTGCCCCCGGCGAGGGGCGTGGCTCCAAGGGCAAGTCCTTCAAGGCGCTCTCCCTCCTCGGCAAGCTCGACGGCAAACTCTACGTCATCATGGAACGCCTCGACAAGGCGCTCAACGCCGAGTTCATCGACTGGTACGTCCAGCTCCTCGACTACGTCGGCGGGCGCACCCCCGTCTACTGCTACATGGAGAATAATAAGCTCCAGGATCCCTTCTTCCAGCAGGTCTTCAAGCCCCTCGTCGCCAAGGTGCGCCGCGAGCAGGGCATCTCCCTCTACATCCGCGGCGACGAGCAGAAGAAGACCGAGAAGGCCACCCGCATCGAGGCGAACCTCGAACCCATCAACCGCGAGGGTAATCTCATCCTCAACGAGGCGGAACGCGACAACCCGCACATGAAGGAGCTCGAAGACCAGTTCCGGCTCTTCACCATGACCCTCCGCTATCCCGCCGATGGTCCCGATGCCGTCGAGGGCGGCAACCGCATCATCGACGAACTCATGCGCCGCGTCGATGCCCCAGCCACCAAGTCGCGTGCCGAGGTCAGCCGTCGCAATGCGCGCCGACTCTAATGTTTCACTTTTTAATAAGATTTTTAAGCTATGTCTACTTTTGTTTCACTTTCCGATTATGATGCCTCCATCCATCGCGAAATCTTGGATGCCATCACACGCGAAGACCCCACCATCATCGAGGTCTGCCAGCAGCGAGCCATCGCCGAGATGCGAAGCTATCTCTGCAAGCGCTACGACTGCGATGCCCTCTTTGCCGCCTCTGGCGACGACCGCAACCAGCTCGTCCTCATGATGCTCCTCGACATCGCCATCTATCACCTCTTCTGCATCCACAACCCGCAGAAGCTCTCACAGATTCGCCGCGACCGCTACGACCGTGCCGTCGAATGGCTCCGTGCCGTCGCTGCCGAACGCATCTCTATCGCCGATGCGCCCCTCCTCCCGCAGGACGTGCGCGCTGCCGGCTCCCAATTCCTGCTGCGTGGCAATGGTCGCCGCGTCAGCCACATGTAACGATTAAAACTACTACACACACTTATGAGCAAGAAAAAACAAAACCCAAAATGGCGCGCCGGCATGATCACTGCTGCCGGCAACCGCCCCCTGCCGGGTCAGACCCGACCCGCCACCATCATCCTCACCCAGCCCAAGCGCTTCGGTGTCGATATTGCCGACTATATGCAGGCCATCCGTGGCGCTGAGAATGTCGACTACAACAACCGCTCCAAGCTCTACGACCTCTATGCCGACATCCTCCTCGACACCCACCTCACATGCGTCCTCGAGAAGCGCCGCAACGCACTCCTCTGTTCCGACATCGAGTTCCAGCGCGACGGCAAACCCGACCCCGTCGTGGGCGAGCAGATTCACTCCCCGTGGTTCAATCGCCTCGTCTCCGACATCATCGACGCTAAGTTCTGGGGCTTCACCCTCTGCCAGTTCTTCAAAGACGGCGATTGGGTCGACTACAACCTCATTCCACGCAAACACGTCGATCCTCTCCGCCGGCTCATCCTCCGTCGGCAGACCGACATCACCGGCATCGACTGGGACCAGTACCCCGACCTCCTCTTCGTCGGCGACCCCACCGACCTCGGCCTCCTCGCCAAGGCTGCCCCGTGGGTCATCTACAAACGCAACACCACCGGCGACTGGTCGCAGTTCTCCGAAGTCTTCGGAATGCCCATTCAGGAGTACACCTACGACACCGACGACGACGATTCCCGCCGCCGGGCCATCGACGATGCCTCCAATGCCGGAAGCCTCGCCGTCTTCGTCCATGGCAAGGATACCGCCCTCAATCTCATCGAGGCGGGCAACAAGACCGGATCCGCAGATGTCTACGAACGTCTCTGCGAACGTTGCAACAACGAGATCTCAAAGCTCATCCTCGGCAACACCCTCACCACCGAGTCCTCCGACAAGGGCACGCAAGCCCTCGGCACCGTCCACAAGAAGGTCGAAGACAAGGTCACCCAGTCCGACCGCCTATATCTTCTCAACGTCCTCAACTACGACATGACCGACATCTTCCTCCGCATGGGCATCAACACCGCCGGAGGGCGTTTCTGCTATCCGGAGCAAAAAGACATCGACCCAACCACCAAGGCCTCCATCGTTGCCAACCTCCACACCAACTTCGGTCTCCCCGTCGATGATGAGTTCCTCTACGAGGAGTTCGGCATCGCCAAGCCTGCCAACTACAAGGCCCTCAAACAGGAGCAGCAGCGTCAGCAGGAGCAGCGTCAGCAGCAGCTCCAACAGTTCGGGCAGCAGCCACAAGATAACAACCCGAACGACGAACCCAAAGACGAACCCAAAGACGACCCGAACACCCCCCAGGGCAAGCCACAACCGAAGCGCCCCAAGAACGCCTTCCGCGACTTCTTCAACCGTTTTTTTCGCCCCGCCCCGGAGCGCTCCGGGGCTCATTTAGAGTGGTAGTCAATCGCCTCTACTACGACGCCGACTCCGTCTCGACCTCCATCCGCATCTCCGACACCCTCCTCCGGCGTGCCCTCGCCGACATCTACCGTGCCCACGGCTACCGCCCCGACGAGATTGACCCCACGCTCTTCGCCGAGCTGTGCCGCACCTTCGACGATGCCGTCACCTCCGGTTGTGCCGACACCCCGGACCTCGATGCCGACTTCATCGACGCGCTCCGCCATTCCGATCAGGTCTTTGCCGCCTTCAAGGTGCATCGCGCACAGTCCGACATGGCGCGCCTCCTCGTCGATTCGAACGGCGCTCTAAAGCCCTTCGAACAGTGGCAGAAGGAGGTCCGCCCCATCGCCTCCCATCAGTTCGGCGACTGGCTCCGAACCGAGTACGACACCGCCGTCCTCCGTGCCCACCAAGCCGCCGACTGGCAACAGTTCGAACGCGAGCGTGACGTGTTCCCCAACCTCAAGTGGATGCCATCCACTTCCCTCAATCCCGGTCTCGACCATCAAGTCTTTTGGGGCACCATTCGCCCCATCGACGACCCCTTCTGGAGCGACCACCGTCCCGGCGACCGTTGGAACTGTAAGTGCTCACTGACCTCCACCGACGAGCCGCCAACAGCCACGCCCGCAGCGCCGTCCGCCGACCCGCACAACGATGCCCAGCAGGGTCTCGACGAGAATCCCGGCAAGTCCAAAGCCCTCTTCTCCGACGACCATCCCTACTATCCCGCCTCTTGCGCCGACTGTGCCTTCCATCAGGCTGCACCCGCCAATTTTCTCCGCCGCTTCCTCGCCGCTCGACGCGTCAAGGACTGCAACAACTGCCGCTACATCGACCGGGCAATCGAACGCGTCAAAGACCCCAAAAAGCGAGTCCAAACTATGTTCGAAGAGATGAAAGCCGACGACCGTTACAAGGAGGTTTTGTTCGACAAGAGAAGTGGGGGAGTATTGGCAATTCACAAATCTCATAATACTGTCACTGGTGATAGAGACTATTTTGGAGGCACTATGTCCGGTTCCGACTTGGAGCGTGAGTGCGCCATGCAGTTGTTTCACAGCGGGCACAAGGTTATTCTTTGCGATGAAAAGAAGCGTAAAAACAATAGCGTAATTTACCCGGCGTTGGACATGCAGCTCGACGGCGTAATGATGGACATCAAAGCAATGGCAACACCGACCGACTCATATCGAGCTACGTTTTTCAAAAAAGAACAGCAGATCATCAAATACAACAAACGTGAGGATGTCTCGACCACGGCAGATACCCTCTGCATCTATTTCCACGACCCCTCGATGTTCGACGAAAAGGTGCTGAAGCGCTCTATCAACAAGTATAAATACCAATATAACAATGAGGGCAAACAAGTTCCCCGACCCATTCACAAGGTCATCGTCGTTCTCAATGGCGAAAAACAAATCAGAGAATACCCTATCTAAAAGTTTAGGTAACAAAAAAAGGGAACCCTTCACCGGATTCCCTTCCAAAGACCCGTAGGCGCGGTCTCTAAGAACCACTACATTGGAGCCGTCACCAGTCACCAAACCTATCGGGACTGCAAATATAACTACTAATTTATCCAAAACAAATTTTTAGCATGAATTTCGAAGAATTTTCTGCCAAACTCAAAGGGAGCATCGCGCAGCTGCAACAACTACAGCAGCGCCGCCTCCCCATCATCCTCGGTCGTATGGCTAAAGACCATTTTCAGAACAACTTCCGCCTCGGTGGCTTCGTCGATAGCTCCCTATCCCCGTGGCAACCCGCCAAGCGCCTCTCCTCCGCCACCTTGGCGCGCGACCGCGCCCCAACGCTCCTTTCCTCCCGAAACCACCTCTTTAGCTCCATCAAGTACACCCCCCGCAGCGGTGCCGTCACCATCTCCAACGATCTCCCCTACGCCGCCATCCACAACGACGGTGGCACCATCAACGTCCCCGTCACACCCAAGATGCGACGCTATGCTTGGGCGCGCTTCTACGAGGCGGGGGGCGGCAGCAAGCTCCAAAAACCTTCCGACGAAGCCGAAGCGTGGCGCCGCCTCGCCCTTACCCCCAAGGAGCACCTTGCCATCAACATCCCGCAACGTCAATTCATCGGACCCTCCGAGCAGCTCAACGCTGCCGCCATCGCCCGAATCCAAGACGAAATCAACAAAATCCTAAAATAATATGACACAGATTTTCACTTCCATCATGCAGCGCGTCGCCTCGGCGATGCCCGCTCTCTCACTCATCGACGAAGACTACGGTCAGCTCGAAACCAACACCGACACCTATCCCGTCACATTCCCCTGCTGTCTCATCGGCAACGCCGACACCGACTGGCAAGACCTCACCGGATCCGTCCAGCGCGGCGATGCCACAATCACCGTCCGCCTCGCCATCGACTGCTACGACGACACACACTTCTCCTCCGACACCTTCGACCGCGTCGTCCAGCGTCAGCAGCTCGCTCACACCCTCTTTTGCACCCTCCAGGGCTTCCGTCCCGCCCCCAATGCCAACCCCCTGACCCGCATCAAGAGCCACATGGTCTCCCTCCCGCAGGGCATCAAGGTCTACGAACTCATCTTCCGCTTCCGCCTCTCCGAGTCTTGCACCGACGACCTCTAAAAAAAGCGAACAGATGGGATCCTCGCGGAGGCCATCTGTTCTCTCTTTGTTTAAACCATATTTTAATAACGGCTTTTCAACAAATAATCAATCTAAGGTAATTGGGATATGATAATGATAATATACGAAGTCATTCATTCTTCGCCCGCAAACAGTTCTAACTGCGCCGCGCTCAGATGCGGTTTCCGTACCTTCGGCACACCCCGCTCGCCATGCGCTTTCACCTCGTGAAGCCGTTTGCGTATAATACACATGATGCGCTCCTCCGACAAAAAGAACTCTCGTTCCGACAAGATGCGCAACGCATCGTCGAAACGCAGTCGTTGCCTCTCTGTCCAGTAGTAATATCTTCGGCACAAAGCTGCATCTCGCTTCTCTATGAGCTCCTTGTCTCGTCCCCGCGCCATGTGTTTTTTCTTTGTGCAAATATAGTCATTTTATCCTCTTTTTCCAACAATTAGCCCCGCAAACTATGCGCTTGCGGGGCTTTTATACATTCCTTCGTTACACCGTATCACCATATGCAGGCTTTTCGGTGTTTATTCCATCCTATAGGCGGCAAAAGCTCGGCTCTATTCTGTGCCATACGCCGTTCTTGTCCCGGCGGTAGAAGTAGTAGTTCGTCGCCGTCTTCTGCACGATGTTCGACTCCCGGAACAGCGACATAATCTCCTTGTACTCCCCGTCGAAGCGGTCTTCCAATTCGTACAGCTTACTGATGCTCTTATAGTCCAAGTCCCCCTGGCGGTTGCGCTCCAACAGCGTCATCGCCAACTGGTACATCGGGTCGTCCTGACCCTTCTCGCTGTGGCTCACCCACGCCTTCAGGTAGCTCACCAGGCGCTCCGCTGCCAAGTCCGCACGCTCGTCGAAGGTCTTCACGTTGTTGCTCCTGACCTCCAACTTCATGTCGCCGTCCACCACCGTGAAGCTCCCTTGTCCCTCGGTGCGCAGGCGGCTGTACTCGCGCATCACGCTGCGGAACCCTTCCGCCTCCGTCTCTATCCACGTCCTGAAGCCCTGAACGTCGTCCACCAACGGCATCAGCCTCTGTCTTACGTCCGCCATGAACGTCGAGCGCAGCGTCTCATACGTCTCCCGGCGGTCTCTCGCCTCCTTGCGTTCCTCTTCCTTCAAGTCTTCCAACAACTGCTTGCGCTCCTCCGCGCTCATGCCCTTCAGGGCATCCTTAATGTCTGTCATAATCTTTGTTTTTTTAATGAATGGTTAGTTGATTATTAGATGATGTGATAGTGTCTTGCTGCTGACGGCTCACTCTTCCCGCTCCTCGATGCAGTTCGTCATCTCCTCTTGGAACTCGTCAATCGCATACTTCATCTGGTCCAACAGCTGTTCGAAGTCTGCGTCATTCAAGTCTTGGTTCATTTCCAACACCTTGCTCAGTGCGGCGTTGACTCTGCTTTTAATGTCCATCTTTTTTTCGGTTTTAATGGGGTTATTATTTTGTTTTCGGGGTGGTGCCGTCGGCAAGCTTCCGCTCCGCCTTACGCCGTATCAGCCGCACCTTCACCAATACCGCGTCCAACTCTTCTTCGGTCAGTTGGCAAAACCGTTTCCCTGCGATGCGCCCGCTTTGGCAGAAAGCGTCCACCCGTTTCCAGTCAGCCGTGTCGATGCCCGCTAACTGCATCTGGTGCAACACCGCGCTCCGTTTCTGTCGCAGTGCGTAGTTCAGCACCTGCTCCGTGTTGCTATTGTTCCACATACCCGCGCCCTCCGTCCGCTTTCCATTCCACGGTAACCATGGCCATCAGCTCCCCGCTGCCGCCGCAGTCCGGGCATGCTGTCTCTTCCTCTTCCGGGTAGCGCCCCACCAGGCTCCCGTGCCCGCCGCAATACGGGCACCTGAAGCCTCGGCTGACGTACATCTCCCGGCTCACCCGGCTCTCCGGGTGCAACTCAATGATAGATCTTTTCGTACTCATTTCCTAAAGTGCTTTTTAGTGTTGTTTGATGTGATGATGTTTGATGTTAGATAAGTCTCATGGCTCTGATCTCTCTTTTAGAACGGCCCTCGAACCGGGTTCGAATCCTCTTCTTCCGGTGCCGGCTCCGGCTCCTCCTCCGGCGAGGCTCTGTCCCGCTCCTCCGCCTTCGCGTCGGCAAGCGCTTTCGCGGCTCCCTCCTCCCAGATGATGATGGGTTCGCCCGGATGGTCCAAGAAGCGGCTCTTGCACACCGCCCTGAAGCAGCTCACGTAGATCTTCACGTCCGCGTCATACTCCACCCGTTTCGCCGACCGTCCCTCCGGACGTTTCCCGTCCGCGTGGCTGATGAAGATGAGCAGCTTCTTCGCGAACCGCTCCTTCAGCCGGCAATAACTCTGGTACGTCAACCCGCTGTACTGATACGAGTCGATAATCACCACGCCGGGGCTCTTCTTCTTCGCCAGTCGTTTCTCCAATTCCGCGATGGGTTCCCGGTCCAAGATCGTCAGACCGCTCACCTGCTCCAGCCCGTGCCGCCGCAGCGACTTCTGAAACGAGAGGCTCGTACCCTCCTCCAAACTGTCATAGATCACGCGCTCAAAACCGCTCAAATACTTCGCCAGCTGCATCACGAACGAACTCTTGCCGTTCCCGCTGGCTCCCCAGATAATCCATGTGCCGCCTCTGCCCGGATTCCCGATGGCAGCATACCACTTTCCGTCAAACTCATAACTCGGTATGTGCATGCGCAACACCTCTTTGGCCGTGTATGCGCGTTTAGCTACTCTCTGATTCATTCGCTATATTGATTTTTCCCTTATTCCTGTGACTTTCGATGATGTTATTCAGCTATCGCTTTCCTCTCTTACCTCAACCGTTGGCTCCCGTCCGCTCCCGGCGCATCTTCTCGATCTCTGTGTAGACCCTGCGCAAGCCGCCTCCCGTCTGGAGCACCAACTTGCCCACGTCCACACCCTCCGGTGCGTTCACCCGCGCCACGATGGCTGCCTGCGCTTTCAGGAACTTCTCCCGCTCCTTGGCATCCTCCGGGGTCACTCGGCTGAAGGTGTCTCCGTAGCGGCTCAACATCTCCGTGTAGCCCACCTTCTTGCCCTCTATCGCTCGGTGTATCTTCTCCCGCAGTCCGTCGGCGCCCATCATGTACCACGCACACCCGCGCTCCGTCGCGTTCCACAGCGCCTTCAGCTCCAAGAACGCCTCATAGTGCAGGTCGCCCGCCTCGTCCAACACGATCAGCGGCGTGTCTATCGTGTTCAGATAGGCTATCAGGTCCTCATAGATGTCGCTGTACCGCCCGTTGTTGCCCACGCCGAACTCTTTTGCCAACTGCCGCACCAACTTCATCTTCGTCTTCACCTGCGAACAGTCCACGTAAACCGCGTTCCGGTGCGTCTGCACATACACCTTCGCCGAATACGTCTTCCCGATGTTCGGCTGGTCGCACAGGATGGCGCTCAGCCCGCTCTGCTGACACAGCTCCAACTGCTCCGTCACGAATAGGAACGTCGGCGTTTTCGCCGCCTTCCACGCTATCTCCTCGCGCAGCTTCACGCCCAACCTTCGGGCAATGCCCACCCAGTTCGCGTCGCTCACTTGCTTCTCGTAGTTCCCCTTCTTGATGGCATTATACACACTCGGCGCGATGCCCAACACCGTAGCGTGGCGGTTGTCACTGGGGTAATTCTCTCTGTCCTCTGCGATAGCCGCTGCAATGCGGCTCTTCAGCTCAATCGTAATATTCATATCCGATGCTCTTTTTTGTGGGACTTCCGTCCCGGTTGTGTTATTTCTCTGATCTTATTTTTTGTTATAGTTGTTCGTGGCTCTTGCGTCGCCAATACTCTTCGTCCATAAACTCCGAATAGTCCTCCTCTTCCGGGGGCAGCGCCACAGCTTCCGCCGCTTCCACAGCCTCCGCCCGTGTCTCCATCACCGCCGCCACGTCTGCCGGCTCCATGATGCCAACCTTCTTCACCTTGCCCTCGCGCATCATCCGGTCGAACTTCGCCACATACCGCGCTTGTGCCTCGTAGTTGGCTCTGTCCTCCGCCGTCTGCTCCGCCGTCGCCTCATTATAGCGCGGCACCTTCCGGCACGTGTCCAACAGCCGCCCCTTCTGATAGATGTAGACCTCCTCAATCTCGCCCGCCTCGTTCGGCAGGTAATACGCATCCACCTTATAGTTCCGCGGCTCCAACTTCTCTATCACCTCCGGGCTCGACAGCATATACTGCCCATACTGCACCGTGAAGTACATATTCTGCCGAATCGTCGTCTCCGTATGCTCGCCGATCACGCGGCTCACCACCGCCTTGTCCATCTTCCCAAGCTCCGGATTCTGATTCTGACACAACACGTCCCAGCGTGTGCGCCCCGGATAGAGCTTCTGGTTCGGATGTAGCTGGTTGTTATACGCACGGATCATCGCGATGTCGTCCGCCACCAACTCCTCATACCCGTAGGTCTTCGTCACATACGTGTGGTTATCCTCGTCATACACCTTGTGTATCTTCGGACGGTTCGCCTCCAAGCTCGACCACCATCGGCCTATCTCAGCCTGATGCCGTTTCTCCACCCCGTACTTCTTCGCCCTGTTCACGTGCTCCTGACGCTTCTCGCGCGAGTTGCCGGGGTTACACCACCGGATCATCGGGAAGATAACCCCCTCCTTCATCAGCTCGTCCGCAAAGTCCCGCACAAGGTGGTGTTCCACCTCTATCTGTGCCGGTATGCCCCAGCCGTTCCGCTCTATCGTCTGGAACAGGTTCCGCATACACCCCACAAACAGCGCCGTGTCCTTCTTCCTGTTATACGAGTAGCCCACGATGGCTCCGCTCAACACGTCGCTCACATAGTAGGCGTGCACATACTTCCCGTCCGACAGCTTGCGCGGCAGGTCGCGGTCGTCCGCCGAGATCTTGCTGAAGGCATACGTC